GAGATTAATAATACAGTCCATACTCAATACTTTGCTGGTAAAGACCCTGATTATCCATATGAAGCTAATCCTTTAAACCCAGGCTTAGGTAATTTTGGATATAATGTGAGTCTAGTTTGTGAAACCCATTACATACCAGCTGATAGAGTAAATATTATTAAACAGAGACTATAATGGCTAAAGGAAGAAAACCAATACCTAAAACCCAAAGAGAACTAAGTGAGTCTTTACAGACACCTTATGAACCACCAGTTGGTTCACCTGGATTTTCTCCTACAGGCAATCCTAATGATGCTAATCGTCCTAATAGAGCTGAACAATTCTCATTTAAAAACGATACAGTTAAACCTTTATCAATTAGTTTAGAAGACTTAGATTGGGCTTTAATGTATTATTTCCAAAATGTTATTAAACCAGCTGTTCTCCAAAATGGAGAAATGATAAATGTCCCTATAATATATGGAGCTCCTGAAAAATGGAAATCATATCAAAAAGATGGTTTTTATAGAGACTTAAATGGAAAGATAATGGCTCCTCTTATTATGTTTAAAAAGAATAGTATTGAAAAAAATAGAAATCTTACAAACAAATTAGACGCTAATAATCCCCATAATGTAGCTATCACAGGCCAAAGCTATAGTAAACAAAATGGATATAGTAAATTTAATATTTTAAATGGGATCAAACCAGAAAAAACATACTATGCTTCAGTTGTACCTGATTATTTAACAGTAACATATGACTGTATTATATTTACTTATTATGTTGACCAACTAAATAGTATAATTGAAGCAGTACAATACGCCTCTGATGCTTATTGGGGTGATCCAGAACGCTTTAAATTTAGAGTACATATTGATTCATTCCCTATTACTACTGAATTATCAGAGAATAATGAAAGATCTGTAAGAAGTGCTTTTACAATTAAATTATTTGGTTATATTGTACCAGATACAACACAAAAAGCTGAAACATTTATAGGCAAATTCTCAGATAGAAATAAATTAACTGTTACTTCAGAAGTAGTGGTTAATATTAATGATTTAAAAAATAATCCAAATATATAAAAATTATGGGTCAATCTATAAATCCTAATGAGTTAGCATTTGTTACTCGAGAATATTATTTAGAGGAAGGACTTGATTATTCTGCAGGACAAACATTAACATTTGAACAATTAGATGCTACTTTAATATTCCTATCTAATTCTATAGCAAATGTAAATCCAAATATAAATACTGGTTCATTATTATTAACGGCATCTGCTAATTTAAACATAATTACCTTTTCTAAAGCAGATGGAACTCCATTTACTGTTACAATAGATACTGGTAGTGGACAAACTTACATAGAAGGAAATGGTATAGATATAAATGGAAGTAATGTTGTAAGTGCTAAATTAGGGGCAGGTTTAGAATTTAATGGTAGTGATATTCAATCTCAAATTAGAACAGTCAATTTACAAGGACCTAATAATGGTAATGTATCATTAAGTATTACTAATACAATTACAGGCCCTTCATCTTCATTATCAGGCTCACCTTTCTTTTTACCTGATACTTATTCTCCACGCCCACCAGTCTCTGGTACTATATTTGTAGTATCTGGAGATGGAGATGCTAATAAAAATGGTAATGCTTATATTTTTGTTACAAGTAGTGGAGTGCCTGGTTCATGGCAACAAATATTCGGATTTAATGAAACAACAGCTGATCTAAGATATGTTAAATTATTTTCAACTACTACTCAAACTATAACTTCTTCACTTACTATAACAGGTAGTAGTGTAATTTTTAGTAGTTCTTTATACTGGCCTGTGACTGAAAGTATGACAGGAGGAGGAGCAGTTAATACATTAGTATGGGACCCTGCTACTAGTAAAATTAAAACTACAGGTTCATATGGTGGCGGAGGAGGATCAACACCTTCAGCTCTAACATTTGGAACACAAACAACTAATTATGCTTTAGTAGCAGGTGACAATAATAAAGTAGTAAGAATGAATAACTCTACTAATCTAGAAGTATACGTCACTGCTTCTCTTTTTACATCAGGAGACCAAGTAATTGTTTTCCAATCAGGATCAGGTCAAGTTACTTTTATACCTAGTTCTACAACAACTATGTTAAGCGCTAATAATATGAGAAAACTTCGTACTCAATATAGCGCTGCTACTTTAACATTCACTGGTAATACTTGTTATTTATTTGGAGATATAGCACCATGATAACATCAACAGGAACAATAATGAATTCAACTTGGGGACATTCTATAACATCCTCACAATATATTATAGATTCTAGTAATCCTAATCTCCAATTTACTGGAAATATAGCCTGGGGATCATATAATCATTATGTGTTAGCTCCTAATGGATGCTACTATGGTATCCCAGGTACAGCTAGATGTCCTATTAAAATAGATCCTAAAACATCTATATCTGGATCTAATACTAATTTCCAATCTAGTACTTTTACATTAATAACTAAAAGTTCAGTTACAGGAAATGATTATTTTTTACCTGATTATAGAAATTTATCTCCTCCATCAACTACCCTTGCTATACAAAAATATGGATATGGAGTATTAGCACATGATGGAAAAATATATGCTATGCCATATTGGAATGCTAGACCAGCGACATCATCCCCAGCGGAAAGAACATACTTTGAAGCTACTAGAAATAGCATATTAGTGATAGATCCTAACACAGATACTTATACTACATGTAGTTTTTTATCTACTGGACTGACTTCACTTTCTACTGCTCAATTATTTTGGTCATGTGTATTAGGATCTGATGGTTACATATATAGTAGTTATAATACTAATCCTACAGCTACAACTGTAAATAGAATAGTTCGATTTAATCCTTTAACATTAACACCCACAGGTAATATTTTACAAGTTACTAATCAGATTAACCAACAAGGATCATTCGCTGCCTTTAGTTCAGGAAGTTATGTTTATTTTCTTCCTCAAAGGATAACTTTTGGTAATACTCAAAAACCCCCATCTTTAGTAAGATTAAATGTAAATCAATTTTCTAATAATACATTAAATGGAGTTGAACTTGTTCCATTTATATCACCATTTTCAGCTTCAAGTGGAACATCTCCTTGGGGAGATAATATAACATTTGGAGGAACTATATCTTTATCTAGTTCTTTAGTTGTGTTTGCTCCTAGATATTTAGACTCAACTTCACCACTTTCTCAATCACTAGCATATAATCCCCAAACTAATACTTTCTTAGTTTTAACTCATTCTTTAATCACAACTAATAGTTACTTTGGTGGAGGAAGAAACATTAATGGAAATGGATATCTAATATCAGGAACTGAGACTCTTCCAATGTTTAATCTTATAGAATCTGGATCAGGATATAGTGCTAGTGTTGATTTAAATTTTCCATTAAAAAATATAGATAAATATATATCTACTACTTTTGGTATTAATAACAATCCATCACCATCTCCTACATATAAACATATTATAACTCAAAATAATACCTTTACTGATAATACTCGATACACAGCTAGTGTAGCTGAATTTATTAGTGTTAAAGGATATTATAATGGGGTGACTGGATTTTCACCAAAAGATAATGGATATTTAATTCCTACAAATACCTCTTCTTTAACATCATCTTTATATAATTTTTACTATAATCATTTTTAACACCATATTTATAATAAAATAAATTATGGAAAAACAAGTTTTAACACAAGAAGAAATTCAATCTTTAAAAAATATTCAATCAAACCAATCATTATTAATTGAACAGTTAGGTTTATTAGAATACAAAGTTTTAATTTTAGAACAAGAAAAACAAAAATTAAAACAAACTCTTCAAAATCAAATTGAAACAGAAGAGCAAATAGGTAAACAACTCCAACAAAAATATGGAGATGGAAGTATTGATTTAGAGAAAGGAGAATTTATCCCGTCCCCATAATTTTTGATAACCAATATGATATTTATAATCAAAACAAAACACATTTAAGAACATGGCAGAAACTTTAGTATCACCAGGTGTATTAGCGACAGAAACAGATACTTCATTTGTTACTCAAGGTCCTATACAAGCCGGAGCAGCTATAATTGGTCCAACAGTTAAAGGACCTGTAAATATACCTACATTAGTAACTTCATATAGTGATTACCAAAATAAATTTGGTACAACTTTTATAAGTGGTGGTAGTGTATATTCATATTTTACATCAATCGCAGCCTATAATTATTTCCAAAACGGCGGAAATACATTATTAGTATCTCGTGTAGTATCAGGAACATATGCTCCTGCTACTAGTACAACTATCGCTAATAATACTTCACCTGTAGGTGGAAGAGTAGCATCAGGAAGTGGAATTATAGGAGCAGCACTTAATGAAGATGAGGAAGTAAGAATAACTTATGGCTCATCAGTTTATCGTTTTATAGCAGCTGAAGGAACTGTTCCTCAAGATAATACTCCAAACTTATATTTCTTCCCAACGGGAGCAAACGCCACCGCTACAGCTACAAACATCGCAGCAGCAGTTAATAGAGCATTATCTGGATCAGTAGCTTCATCTAGTTTAAATCTGGTAGTAGCTTCTACTAATTCAACTACATTAATATTATCAGCTTCAACAGCTGGAACAGCTTATGATGGTATAATTTTAGCTACAGGATCAATAAATACATTCACTAATTTAATTACTTTAACCGGAGGTATAAATGGTACTCCAGGTGGAACAGCATTTGTATTAAAAACACTTTCTGAAGGAATTGAGCAAAATAGTTCAAGTTCACAAGATAATAATGGTGTTTTAGCTAGTGGTTCAAAAGATAATATTCGTTGGCAGATTACAACTGTTAACACTTCTTCTGGAACATTTACTTTATTAATTAGAAGAGGAGATGATAATACTCAATCTCCAACTATATTAGAACAATGGAATAATTTATCATTAGACCCATTTGCTCCAAACTACATATCTAAAGTAGTAGGTGATCAAGTTCAAAATTTAAAAACCAATGATGGATATTATTTACAAACATCTGGTAGTTATGCTGGTAGTTCAAGATATGTTCGAGTATCAAGTGTCACTAATACACCTAACTATTTAGATAGTAATGGAAATATTTCAAATGCATCATACACTGCTTCATTACCAGTTGTAAGTAGTGGTTCATTTACTGGTGCTACTGGTACTGTAAAAGGAGGAGCTTTATTTTATAATGAAATCACAGCTAACAATACTCAAGGATTAGTAGGTGCCAATTATAATGATATGATCAATTTATTAGCTAATAAAGATGACTATCAATATAATGTATTATTAACTCCTGGATTAACAAATGTAGATCATACTTCACAAGTAACTAATATCATATCAAATGTTGAAAATCGTGGAGATGCTATTTATGTAGTTGACCCAGTAGGTTATGGATCTACAACACCATTAGCGACAACTGAAGCTCAAACTAGAAATACTTCATATGCAGCTATGTACTGGCCTTGGGTTCAAATAGTTGAACCAGACAGTGGCCAAAGAGTATGGGTACCAGCTTCAACTGTAGTAGGTGGAGTTTATGCTTATAATGACAGTGTTTCTGAGCCATGGTTTGCACCAGCGGGTATTAATCGTGGTGGTTTAAGTCAAGTGATTCAAGCTGAAAGAAAATTACCACAAGCAACTCGTGACACATTGTATGAAGGAAAAGTAAATCCAATCGCAACATTCCCAGGAACTGGAGTAGTAGTATATGGTCAAAAGACATTACAAACTAGACCATCTGCTCTTGATCGTGTAAATGTTCGCCGTTTATTGATTGCTCTTAAGAGTTATATTTCTCAAGTAGCTAATACATTAGTGTTTGAACAAAATAGTATCGCTACAAGAAATAACTTCTTAGCACAAGTGAATCCATATTTAGAAAATGTTCAACAAAGACAAGGTTTGTTTGCGTTTAAAGTAATCATGGATGATAGCAACAATACAGCAGATGTAATTGATAGAAATCAATTAGTAGGTCAAATTTATGTTCAACCAACTAAAACAGCTGAATTTATTTACTTAGATTTCATTGTTACACCAACTGGAGCTACTTTCCCTGGATAAAAAGTTAAAAAATAAAATATTTATAGATAAATAAAAACACATAACAATGGCAATATTAAGCGCAAACGAAATATTTTTTACAGCATTTGAACCAAAACAAGCTAACCGATTTATATTATATGTCGATGGAATTCCAAGCTATGTTATTAAAGGTGTAGACGCTGTTAAATTAACACAAGGTGAAGTAGTATTAAATCACATCAATATATTACGTAAAGTTAAAGGTAAAAGTATTTGGGGTGATTTAACCATGACATTATTTGATCCGATCACACCATCTGGAGCTCAAGCTGTAATGGAATGGGTACGTTTACATCATGAATCAGTAACAGGTAGAGATGGATACTCTGACTTCTATAAGAAAGATTTAGTTATCGATATTTTAGGACCTGTAGGTGATGTTGTTAGTGAATGGATTATTAAGGGCGCGTTTATTAAAGAAGCCAATTTTGGAGATTATAACTGGGATACTGAAAACCAAGCGATAAACATCTCAATGACTGTTGGAATGGATTACTGCGTATTAAACTTCTAATATTCACTATTTAATTATAAAAAGGCCCACAGCAATGTGGGCTTTTCTTTTCCTAATATTTATAATAAAACAATATGGGTTTACTAGACTTATTATTAAAAAACCAATCAAACCTGGACATCAACCCAGTACCACCACAAGGTAATGGTCCTATAGCTCCTGCTACAGGTGAGTTCAATACTGGAACAACACCATTTCAACAAGTATGGGATTCAACTAACACATATATAAAATCATTTACTGGGGGTACAAATGTAGGTATACAGCCACCTACATTAAAAGAAACAGGTTTAGACGTAGATAATCCTAATTATGTTCCTTCAACTACTACACCTAATACTTTAACATTATACCCAGCTACAGCTTTAGGAGGTTTAGGACAAAGCGCTGTACAGTTTTTACAAATATGGACACCAGTCATTAACTATAACAATGTAGTAGTAGGAGCCCCAACAAGCCCATTAGCTCAATCATTACCTGAAACTGGGTTAGATAATACAGACGCAAGTGCAGTCCCAACTACAGTATCACCTATTAATACTACTAATTACCCTAACTTATCTACAGGAGAATATAATTCAGTATCTACTCAGTATACTCAAGTCTATGGACCTAGTAACACATATTTAAACACTTATGATCCAAATATTCAGCCTAATAGTTTAGATGAAACAGGTTTAGATATTGAAAATATAGGTTTAGTATCAACAACTGCTGCTCCTAGTACTAATACTACTTACCCAAATTTATCCTCTGGAGAGTTTGGAGGCCAAAGTAATAATTTTAATCAAGTATACACACCAAATAGTACTTACTTAAACACATTTAACCCACAGACTCAACCTAATACTATTACTCAGGGACAAACTGGATTAGATAATATTAATCCATTATCATCTCCTACAACAACAGTTCCAATAGATCCTACTCAATATCCAAATCAATCAACAGGAGAATTTGGATCTAATTCTAACCAGTATTCTTCACAATATGGACCTAACAGTACTTACGAAAGTACATATGTTGATAGCCCAGTTAATTTTGACACATTACAAACAGTCACATTAGATGAAACAGGTTTAGATAATACTAATCCTATAGCTGCTTCTACTACCCCAATTCCAAACACACCTACTGCCTACCCTAGTTTAGCAGCAGGAGAATTTGGAGGGGTGTCAACACAGTATACTTCACAATATAATCCTAATAGTACATATGAAAACACATATGTCACTAGTCCTGTAAATTTTGATACATTACAACCAACTACTTTAGGACAAACTGGACTAGACAATACAGATTCATTATTTGCTCCTACTACTATAGTCCCTATAGATAATACTACTTACCCAGTAGCACCTCAAACTAATTTAGGTGAGTTTAATAATGCTATACCCGCTGCTCCATTTTCACCTCAATATAATCCTGGGTTTAGTTATCTGAATACTTATAACAATATAATCACTTTAGCAGGTAATGTTCAAGTCAATACACTTGATCAAACTGGTTTAGATGTTGAAAACTCAAACACTATAACATTTACCCCAAATGCAGTTAGTGCTCCTACTAATTACCCACAATTTGTTCAAGGTGAATTCAATGGAGGTCCTACACAATATATTCAAGTGTGGGATCCATTTAATAAGTACTTTAACACTTATAATCCCACTTTAACAAATACAATTCAATCTCCTACTTTAGGACAAACAGGTTTAGATAACACAAACCCTAATACTGCTCCTACTTCACCAACTCCTACAGATCCTACTCAATATCCACAATATGTTCAAGGTGAATTTAATGGAGTATCAACTCTATATAATCAAATATGGGGACCTGGATTTAAATATATAGCAAACTTTAATCCTAATATTCAACCTAATACATTAGGACAAACAGGTTTAGACAATACAAACCCAGCTTTTGTACCTACAACAGCTATACCAAATGTATTTACCTCATACCCTCAATTTACACAAGGGGAGTTTAATGGAGTTCCAACTCAATTTTCTCAAATATGGGATTTTAATAACAAATATATTGTTAATTTCAATCCAAACATCCAACCATCAACTCTTAGTCAAACTGGTTTAGATGTTGAAGATCCTACTTTTGTTCCTACAACTACTACTCCATCTACTATTACTCAATATCCTGCTATATCAACAGGTGAATTTGGAGGAGTATCAACTCAATATACTCAAGTATGGAATCCTAATAACACTTATGACGCTAACTTTAATCCTAATATTCAACCTAATACTTTAGGTCAAACTGGATTAGACGTAGATGATCAAAACTTTGCCCCTACTACTACTACTCCTAGTACAGTCACCCAATATCCATTATTTGTTCAAGGAGAATTTAATACAGCTCCTAACCAATACTCTCAAATATGGGGACCTACTAATCAATATGTAATTAACTATAATCCTAATATTCAACCCAACACAGTAAATGGAGGAGAGACAGGTTTAGATAATACTAATCCATTAGCTTTTAATACTACTTTTGTACCTAATGCTATATCTGCTCCTACTATTTATCCTCAACCTGCTCAAACATTTTTAGGTGAATTTAATGGAGCACCATCTCAATTTACACCATTATATACTCCTAATCCAGGACAAAGTTATTTAGATAATTATAACACTATTGTTAATAACATTAGTAATCCTCAAATCTCTACTTTAACTAACACTGGTCTAGATGTTGAAGAAGCTGGAGCTGCTCCTACAACATATGTAGTCCCTGGAATAGATAATACAACAATTTATCCTTCTCAAGTTACTGGAGAATATAACGGTGCTCCATCCCCATTTGGACAAACATATACACCTAACTCAACTTACGAGAACATAATTGTAAATGCTGTAAACGGCCCAGTTAGTATAATATCAAATTCAAACCAATATACAGGTTTAGATATTGAGAATCAAGACGCTGCCCCTACAACATATGCTGTTCCATTACTAGATGATACTGAATACCCTGTAATTCAGGGTGCTTTTATTATAAATCGAATACCTAAACCATTTTCTCAATCATTTAATCCATCAAACCAATATTATTCATATATGATTAATAATTTTGAAGGACAGGTTATATAAAACATATTTTATATATATTTATATAAGACATTAAAGTTATAACAAATAAAATTTATGGAAAATCAAATTAACATCCCTACAGAAACTATTGAGTTACCTTCAAAAGGTTTAGTTTATCCACTATCAAATCCTTTATCAAGCGGCAAGATTGAAATGAAATATATGACCGCTAAAGAAGAGGATATATTAACCAACCAAAACTATATCCAGAAAGGTACAGTATTAGATGAGTTAATGAAATCACTAATTGTAAGCAAGGTAGATTATGATGATTTAATTGCTGGTGATAAAAACGCTATTATGGTAGCAGCTCGTATTTTAGGATATGGTAAAAATTATGATTTTACATTTGATGGAGAAGATTATTCTATTGATTTATCTGTGTTAGATAATAAAGAATTAGATGAAAGTTTATACACTAAAGGTTCAAATGAATTCCTTTATAAATTTTCTAATACTAATAACACTATTACTTTTAAATTCTTAACAGGTGTTGATGAGAAAAAAATTGAAAAAGAATTAGAAGGCCTTAAAAAAATTAACAAAAACTCATCTCCTGAATTATCAACTCGTTTAAAATATATCATAACCTCAGTCAATGGGAACAGAGAAACTAAAGATATTCGTTTTTTTGTAGATAACCATTTATTAGCTAGAGATTCAAAAGAATTAAGATCATATATTAAACAGATTCAACCTGATGTGAATATGGTTTTTACTACTAATAGCGGAGAGGAGGTCGCTATTCCAATAAATCTTAGCTTTTTTTGGCCTGAACTCTGAGATAGCTCCTCAAATTCGAATTAATTTATTTAGAGAAATCCATGACATAGTATACCATGGAAATGGGGGATACGACTGGAACACAGTTTATACTATGCCTATATGGTTAAGGAAATTTACATTTAATTTAATTAGAGAATTTAATGAGCAAACTAATCCTGCTCCTCAAACATTAGATGAACAAGCTCAATTAATTAAAGAAGGAAAGATAGAATTACCCTCTCATCTTTCAAATCCATCTGCTACTAAATCAAAACCTAAAATAAGTTATTAATATTAATATTTATAATAAAAATAACACATGAATACAACTCCCCCAGGCTCAACATCAGGAGGACCAAATCCTTTAGATCCATTTAATATAGCAAGTTATTATAGAAGATTAGAGGCTGAAAGAGAAATATTAGATCATATCAAAGCCCAATCTGAGTTTTTAAAAAATCAACGGCATTTTAGACATGATATTTTAAAAAATGCTAAGGATTTACATAGACTACAACAGCAAGTAAGGGATATAGATGAAGAGGATTTAGGAACATACAATATTAAATTAGATTTAGAAAAAAAACTTAAAAATTTTGTTGAAAAAACTAAAAATGCTGAAAAACAAATTTTAGAACTACGCCATCGAAACACAACTGAATCTAATAAATTAGCTGATAGTATTTCAAAACAAATTAAACAAGCGGAAGAATATAATGAACTTTTAAAAGAACAATTTGAATTATCTGAAAATATTAGAAAATCATTAGGTGTAAGACTTTTTTCATCTTTAGAAACAGCATTTGGAAAATTTGGAGGTTTACTAGGTAAACTATCTCCCGCTTTAGGCGGAGCCGAAAAATCAGCTAGAGCTGAAGCTTTAAAATTATTTAAACAAAATCAAATTTCATTAGAAAAATCTAAACTTAAATCTGAATTAGAAGGATTAGGAGCTAATAGAAGTGGAAGAGGAATAACAGCTGAAATAGCTGAGAAATATAATTTATTAAGTAGAACAGGAAGACCACTAACAGGTCCAGCCGCGGCTAATAAAGCGCGCTCATTAGCAGCATCAATGGGAGACCCAGGTCCTATCCTTAGTAAATCTACAATAGGAATGAAATCCTTACAAGCTGGATTTAAATCTTTAGGACCTATAATTATGAAATCTTTAGGTCCATTAGCTATAATAACAGGTATAGTAGAAGTTATTAAATTCTTTATTGACGCTATGATGGCGGCTGATAAACAAGTAACAGCTATGGCCAAAAGCTTTAATGTTACAAAAGAATCAGCTAGAGAAGCAAGGGATAGATTTTTTGAATTATCAGATAATGCTGGTAGATTCACATTAATTCAAAAAGGAAATTTACTTTTACAAAAAGATATAGTAGATGCTAACTTAAAAATTAATGATTTATTAGGAACAGCGATTGATTTATCATATCAATTAGGAGAAGAAGGTAAAAATTTAGTAACTCAATTTGCTAATGCTTCTAAATTCCTAGGATTATCTGAAGAAGAGCAAAAAGGATTATTAAGATTATATGCTATATCTGGTAAAGAAGTAGATGA